GATTTTCCATTACTAAATCCGTCAGTTACATTAAGGTTTTCACTTATAATTACACGCCAAATTCTGTTTACTTGATCATATCGTAATCCAAATGTTTTATAAGCAAATACTTGATCGATAATCTGCGATCTTACATCTGTTGTAATATCTTTAACTAATTTAGGTTTAACTTCTTGTATAATACTATTAGCAGGAAGCACAGCATTTACAGTAATAGGACCATCTCCTGTTGTAGCATCAACATCAGTACCAGATCCTGTAACACTTATTACTTTTACCCACTTGTATGATGATGCTCCTTTTTTATTAGCATCACTAGTAAGTTCTCCATTTCCAATAAAATAAAATCCAGTAGGAGGAATAAATTTTAACAATGCGCCAGGTTCAACATATCTTAAAAATCCTGTAGTAAATGTACCTACTTGAAATGGTACTAAATTAATATTCTCTAGTAATCCTGTTGAACTGTTACTTGCTTTTGTAGATTGTTTCCATGTTGCGTTTAGATCACTTACAATAATCTTAGCAAAGTTTCCTAAATAAAAATTTGTTGTACTTCTTTTTTGTATTGTAGGAATAATTAAATTTTCAATGTTTCCTTCTATATCAGTTTGGTTTGAAAATGTAAATGATTTTTTTTCATCAAACTCTTCTTTATAAATCACTCCATCGCTACCGTACAGATTCGTACTTGAATATTTTCCTGTTACATCTTTTAGATCAAAGTATCTACTGATTCCACTTGATACTCTGTTGGTTGATTTTACTTTTACTATTTCTTGATTTGTTGAGGAAGGATACACATTGTAGTCCTCACCTGTAATCATTCTGTTTTGTGTATAATAAGTCTGAGGAGCATTTACTCTAATACTTGTGCTTGTTTCACTAGATGTTGCATTTGTAACTGGAGATTTTAATTCTAAACCTAAGGTAAGTGTTTCTGTTGTTCCTGATCTACTTGTATAATCCAAAGCTACTTGTACGTCTGTAATTTCTTCTGGACGTATTCTTAAACTTCTGTTAGAACTTGTTCTATAAAAAACCTGGAACTGTCCGCTTGGAGCATTTCCAAAAGTACCATCGGCAAATACCAAACTGACTTGATCATTATCTCTGGTTTGTACCACATAAAAATCTCTAATAGCTTTATTAACACTATTATAGATAGCATTGTTTCCTTCAGTTGAATCTACCTTTGTCCAAATTTTTTCTACGTCTCCTCCTGCTGATAATTTAGTTAACCAAACGTCGGTATCATTTATGTTATCAGCTTCTATAGTGATTCTTTGATTAGCAACAACATTGCCTATATCAAACACACTATTATTTAAAGTGCCTTGTCTAAAATGACAAAAATATCCTGTGTTTGAACTTGCGTTTCCTCTGCCATCTTCTCTATACATAAACTGTAAAGCATTTCCGGCTAACGGAGCTTCTTCGACTAAATTTAAACTTGCTTCATCTATATCAGTTGATACTATTTCAAACTGTGAAGGCAAACCGTTTACAGTTTTAGTAAATCCAAACACGGGTACGTTGACAGTATTTTGATTTAATCTGTAAGCCTGTGTAAGTATTCCGTTAATGGTTTGCGTTTTTCTAGGCTTTCCTATTGTGTTGTTGTTAGGTAATGCTGAGTTTAGAACTCTTCTAAATTGTTCGGCCCAGTTTGTATTACTAGGATCATTCCAAATAATAGTTTGGTTCTGTAAATTTCCTCCGTTACTATCTACAATAGACTCTGTGGTAGATACAGTTTCAAATTTTAGTAAACCATTAGCGGCTCTGTTTCTTCTTGGATTATATGATAGTAATCTAGCTAATCTTAAAACAGATTCTCTTCTTTCCGCAAGTTCTAAAAAGTTTTCTCTTGAATTTAAGTCTACTCTGTATGAAATATTTTGTCCCAAAAAAGCAATAATATCTATTAGTGCTAAAAATTCAGAAGTTTCTATATAATCGTTGAAATCCTCAGGATAATTATTCCTAAGATATGTGATCATTACTCTTCTTAATGAGTCAAAATCATAACTTTTAAATTCTGCGTTGCGAAAACTTTGGTAGACTTTGGTCCAGTCTTCAGCAAGTAGCAGTCTATTTTGTCTATCTGTGGACGACATTTGGTTTCCTTAAATCCTTTATAAATGTATTTATTATATAGAATTAACTGACCACTTAATTCTCTAACTTGTTAGGCCGTTTGCTTTGTCAAAACGGAGTCTTAGCTGTTCACTTATATTATAAGTTAGATAAGTCAAAGTACACTCTATCTGTAGTCCACTTTCAAATTCTGTTACCGCTACACCGTTTGCTTTTACCCTTGGATCGTAGTTAACTATATTAGTTACATTTCTTGTTATTGCGTCTTTCAGCTCAATTGTAAGAGGCTCATATAATGCATCCCATATTATACAACCAAATGTTGGATCTGATATTTTTTCGCCTTGTCTTATATTGAAATGATTAAGTAAATCTTGTTTGATAAGGCTGAGATCATATTGTTGAAAGCTAGAATTTTCTGGATTGACCGTACTGAATCCCCTATACGCCTTTTGTCTAACAGGCAATTTAGGTGCTTTTGCTGTTTTTATCTTTATTTCTTTATACAAGTCTGCCATAATAATATTTATTCGTTTGCGAATACCGTGGTTTGTGTTGTACTTTTAATCTGAGCATCACAATCATAGGTGTCTCCTATTCTGCCAACTTCTAAATCTTCTGCAAAAACATTTGGACTATGTGTGACTAAAGGCGTGCCATAAACTGGAGGACAATGTGTGTGTGGTTCATTGAGATCTGTCTTTCTATGTATGCCGTGTCCAGCAACAAATACTGTTGAACTACCTGTGTCTGTAAGTATGTCGCCAGGGGCTACACAGATTGGATGTACTGTATCCACTATATCTCCTGATCCTACTTTTCTAGCTATCAATGGCATTATCGTACCTGCATCACTCCTCCGCCGTGTGCTATCGGTGTTGGCGGTGTTACGGAAGCTAACGGAGTCAACTCCCCTTTCTTAATACTTAACCAATAGCTTTGTCCTTTTTCAATTCTCACTTGAGTTTTAGTCTTTCCATAATCGGGACTATCTCGGTCTGTTATTGTTGAATTTACATATCCAATAGCATTTAAAAATTGATTACCTAATGAATTAAAATTAGTGGTCGTCCAAGTAATAAATCCTGCCTTTTCTCCTTTTGTCAAATACGCTACTGCTAACTTACAAGCAACAGCAGGATCATTTGCTAATTCAGGATTGTTGTAAATGTCCACCCCTATCATTCCACCGTATGCCTTATAGTTGTCTGTGCCTGTCAATTGTATCAAACCTCTTCCTCGATATGTCCAACCATCGCCCGTTTCCGGACCACCATTGCCCATTCTATTTCCATATACCACACTTGCTATTTTAACAGGTTTTCTAGATAACTGTTGTGCTAACGCAGTTCCTCCTGGCTTTTTAAACATTTTAAATGTGTCTATCAATCCTTGAGCATTGTAGTTCATGTTTTCACTCTTAGGTATAAATTTACTTTCAGCAAATATATTAGCACAAGCCATTGCTATCGCTTCGCCGGCGCCTCCTGGAGTGGCTCCACTATTAAGTGCTTTAGCTGGATCAAGTCCTAGGCCTTTAATAAGTTCACTTATAAAAAATCTTGTACTCTCTTCGTAGTTGACAGGATCGTTCGGTTGTGATCCTTTTGTACCATCATTATTGTTTCCAAATATTTTTGAGGTATCTATACTTTCTGGCTCAACATCTCCAGCTCTGAACACTCCTGACGTACTGTTTCGTTCTGGCATATCAGATTCTTTTGTTAATGGAGAATTTTGTGTTCGTACCTCAGGTGCTGGCGAATTTATACTGTCTGTCTCTCCTGGTGTATGAGCAGAAGGATTAAAACTTTCATGTGAATTCCAGGGCTCATGTTGCGGAGTTCTTCTTGGTAGTAAGGCTATAGCGGCATCTGTTGCTCTTGAAGCATCTGCTGTAACTCTTTGATTGGCTATAGGACTTCCGTTCTTATCTAAAACTTGGTCAGAGTCGTCAACTGATTCATTGGTAGCAGGCTTGGTAAATGTATCACCAATTGAGTCTGCTGTATCTGAAGGATCTGGAACTTGAGCAGGACTGTTCATATGTATTTGTGAAGCCTGTTCTCTGTGTACATCAACTGATAGAATTTGTGTTTTACCTCCAGCATCTAATTTATTATCAGTAGCACTTTTTATTTGCGTATTAGCACCACTTGTAAATTTATTATCACCTACAGTATTTAAATTAAACGCTCCATTTACTGTTTGTCTATAATCACCAACAACCTTAGAATGAAAGTTTTGATTAATTGCTATGTGTCCATCTAAAGTAACTTGTAAATTGTAATCTCCATTAATTGTTGATCTATGTGTTCCTTCTATTTGAACGTCTTCATCATTACCAATTGCTTTTTGTCTGTTTCCGCCGATCTTTAAATCTTGATTAATTGCTACATATTTTCTATCATTATTTAAAATTCTCACATCATTGTTCTGTGCTACCTTAACTTTTTTATCTCGCAAAGCTGTAAGGTTAAAATCTCTTCCTGCTAATATGTTAATATCTCTGTCAGCAGTGATGTTTAAGTCTGTTTCTGTTCTTATGTTTATACTATCACTACCATAGATATCAATTTTTCCATTAGAAGTCATTTCTAACCAAGCACTACCTTGTGCGTTTGCTATGTAAATTATATCTTCTGAATTGTGTAATAAAATCTGATGTCCTGTTCTAGTTCTTAAACGTATGTGTTCATTGAAAGGAATATCAACCTTTGCTTTATCAATATTAGCAGGAATAGCTTCTACATCATAATATTTTGCTCCTGTAGTTCCTGCTTGGCCTGCTCTTAAAATGGCAGGGTCTCCATCATCCATTACAAAACTAGATCCTCCTAATCTACTTCTGAAATATTCTATTGACTGACCTTTTTCACCATATCTTCCTTTTGGTGCTCCGTCTGCTTTGTCTACAGGACCAGGAGTATTCCAACCATAAACATTATTTGGTATATCTCTTCTGGCACTTGATGTTGTTTGTCCTCTAATAGGATCTTTCAATAATCCTTGTGTGGATAAAGCACCTGCGAATAAAGGATTGTGTGGTCTTTGAAAACGGTCTGTATCATATCCTTTATGATCAAGTTTTTTATTGTATTCACCTGTTGGCAATCTTCTACCTTTTAAATCATCAGATAAACCCTCTTGATAAATCAAATCAGCTGATGATGTAGGATGGCTTCCAGGAACCATGCTGTTCATATACTCGTCTTGAATACATCCTATCCAGTAACATTGATTGGTTTGGTTTTCTACAAAAATTACTAAAACTTTTGTTCCTGGATCAGGCGGCACAGCCCAAAATCCATAACTTTGCTGTGTTGCCGCATATTGTTTGTTTCTTGAATTTGATTGAGCATCATTTACTCCATAGAAAGGAGAACAGTAATAAGCTGTAAATAATTGACCTCGCGGAAATAATTCTTGTCCTCCAGGATTGGTATGCGATAATAACTCTACTCGTAAAGCACCCATTCTCTTAGGATCTAAATGATTGACTACTTTCGCAATAAAAGGACCATTAGTATAATTAGGTTCTGCGTTTGCGCCTTTGGTTCTTTTTTGTTCAGCCATTATTTAGGTCTTCCAGTACCTGATGCTATTCTATATTCATAGTCATTTTGTCTCTGAATAAAATTAGCAGTATCAGCTTTGGTTTTTTTAAGGTATTCGTCCCTGTTTTGTCTTTCATTTTCTTCTATTTTTCCGTTAGCGTTTACATCAGCTAAAGCGTTTGCTATTTTAAGAGGATCGTTTGTAGCCATTGCCGCATCAATCATTTTTTGTTGTTGTTTCTTTATGGCAAATATTTTTTCTCTTATTACTTTTTTATTATCAATAGGACCTTGATTTTTACGTCTTACCAATGATAATTCGTTTGTGTATACATTTCCTCGAAAACTGTTTGTTACTGTAATCACTTGATATAATCCGCTAAATTCTTCAACATCTGATAAACCTTGTGCTGTAGGAATTCCTGTGCTGATATCTATAGGAGTTCTAAAATTAATTATTATATCTACATCTCCATTATGATGATTCATGGTTCCGTCAGCATTAATGTTTATAAAACTTGTTGGATTGGCAAAATAATTTCCTACACCACTATCTGCCATAAAATATAAATCTCCCAAAATGGTCATGTTAGCAGAAAGTAAATCAACATCACCATTAATCATTGCGTCGTGAAAAGCACGAGATACCCTTACAGCGGCAGATTCCTGTATTGCTCCATTAGTAAGCTGTCCTGCTTGAGTATTATTTACAGTTCCAACCATTTCAACTGTTTCACCAGGTGTACCTTCATGACCACTTGCGTCTGCCATAGAAACTTCTGCTTGTTTGTAAGTTTTTCCACTGGTAGATAAATCATTATTTGCTGACCTGTTCATAAAATCTTTTCCAATAGCTTGGAAAAAAGCAAATTTAAAGTCTAGATCAAAGTTCAAAATATCTGTATTTTTTCCAGTATAAATGTAATCATATTCTTTTGCCGCTTGTTGTTTTAAAAAATTAAATCCTGGAGGTGGATCGTTTGGTAACATAAACACTGATTGATGTATTAATGTTGGCACAACATTGTATACAAATATCTTTGGATACTTATTCAACTTACCTTCTGTTGAGGGAGCATCTAACACATAGGTTTGGACTTCTATCCTAAACCATTTTATCATACCATTTGCGTCCGCTGATAATTGTCCTTTATTTAAAAGTTGTTGTCCGTATTCACTTATTAGCACAAGTTCTTCGATAATTCTTTGTATCTTTGTGCCTTGTTTAAATTGTATGGTCTTATTGTTAGGACTTATTCCTACTCCATTCCTGTGTAATATTTTAGCTTTTTCATCATAAGCAAATTTAGACACACCAAAAGGCATTTGCCCCGCAGTTAAAGTTCCTTGCGGAAACATTTTTGTAGATCCTATTTCATTTGTAAAACTTGATGTTGTAAACTCTTTCTTTATTTTTTCACTTAAATTATTACGCTTGATACTGTAACCTAATCTGTCGTATACGTGTTCACGCTTTAAAATTTCTTCAGCATCGTTTCCCCTAGCCTTTAGTGATCCTGGAGACACATTTTCTAAAAAGTCAACTCCAATAGCTGTTGATAGTGCTTGGTCTACATCGTACTCTCTTCTATTCTTGGAATAGTCTCCAAACAATGCCGAATTATCTACATCAGCTAGTGTGTCTCTCATAACGTTTTGTGACATTTCTGTTGGAAATAAGATTATAATTTCGTCTGGTTCATATTTGTTGTCTGATTTTAAAGAAGTTTCTAATAAATCGGTGTTATGTGCAACTGCCAAACTATCAAATCCCGTTTGTAACATTTCTTGTATTGTACGTCCTGTAATGCTAATATTGCTTTTTATAGCTTGATTTGTATCTATCAAGGCAGTTTCATTAAACGGTACTGCTTTTATAGTATATTTAGATCCACCAGCTGTAACATCAAATTGTGCGTTGATTATTTTTACAGCCAATTGTCTACTACCTTCTTTCATATGTGGGCCCATTACATCCGTATACCCTACAACATCAAGTTGTAATAGGTAAGGACAATCTAAGTAATTTCTATATCCTGCTTTCATAGCACAAAGTTGTAGATGTTGTAAAAATTGTCCCATACTATAAGGTTCCATAACCTCAAACTCTATAGCAAAAGCAGTTGTAACTCTAGTGCTTTTGTTCGGAGCTACAACGCTTTGAATATCTACATTATCTATATAATATTCTAAATTTGCTTTATTGTTTTTTAATTCTAATTCCGTAAATGGTCTTTGTCCTCCTGGCATAGGTCCTTGATATTTAGGTTGTGGAAACCCGCCCATTTTAATTACTGTTTGATCAGCTCTAGGGCCAGTTCTTTTATAATATTTGTGCGGAAAATTATATTCGTCATTGCTCAATGCGGCCAATGTCCATAAATAATTTTTTGAAACGTATTTGTCTAATCCATTAGGTCTTCTAGCATTAAATATCTGTCCAAAGTGTTCTAATCTTTCTCCATCTTTTTCATCTTGACTTTCGGCATTGTTAATAGCATTAGCTTCATCTTCTGTCAACTTCATGTTATCTGCTGTTTGTTCGTCGGACTTAAAAAGATTGGTGGAATAACCGTTTGCTTGAAACTTAGGCGCATTAGGGTCAGCGTCTCCGACAGTAGCAGATTCAGACTTTTTTCCGTTTGTGTCTTTTTTTATGTTATTGCTATCGCTGTTGACTTTAGGTTTTTCTGGCCTTCCGTCACTCTGGCTACCATCGCCAAACTTTGTGCCTTCTGACTTGGGAAATTTTTTTGTACCTACTACAATGTCAGCATAGGTATACGGATTTTCAGACATGTGTTACTCCAGTGCGTCACGTACTCTAGCAGGGTTTGGCAGATAAATTGAAGTTCCTGTAGATATATCATATATAAAATCTTCAATGATATCTAAGTTTCTTTGACCAAACACCCACCACAAATCTTTATTACCATAATAATCATAAGCAAGTAAATCCGGTCTATGATTATACTGTGGTTCAATAGTATACAACTTGTCATCCGAAAAAGAGGGAATAGGCCTAATAGTAAGTAAATCTAAAGTGCCATCTACTTTATAATCTGTATCTTTATATGGATTAGACATTATACGTATCCCTGGTTAAGATTTTTGCCGTTTACAAAATCGTTATAACTAAATGATGAAACTTTTTGCCTGCTGTATATAGGCTGTACCGTCACTGTGAATTGCGATTCAGAAGGTGCCCAACCAACTGACATTGCTCTTTTTTGCGATTCAATAGAACCACCAAAGTCTGAAAAATCAATTGGATTAAAACCTGTTGCTATGTAGTCAACTTCGTTTGGCATATCAACTGTAAAGTTAACAATCACACATGGAACATTATTAAAGACATAATCACCATAACCACTTAAGAATACAACCGGTGGCGGATTACCTCTTTGATCTGAATCCGAACCATGCCGCATTTTAGTAACTGTTCTCAAGTAATGTAAACAACCTACCCAATACTTTGCCTCTAAGCCG